CAGCTATTTCAACCTTTACCACTCCTTGTGGAGTTTCAACATTAATTATAGCCATTATGTAGTCTCTTGTGCTTGAAATCTATATACGCCATCTTCACCAACAACCATTTTTGTGCCAAGAGTGCCTGCACCTTCTCTTTCAATTTTAACGCCAAACTTTTCTAAATTGCTATACGCTTCATTTATTTCATCTTGTTTACTTGCAGTAATTTGTTTAAATAATCTACCAAGTTTAGCTTTAAGTAGTTTAATATCAGCATCACCACTTATAACACCTATACCTCCAACTATTGTATCAACTAATCTTCTATCATTATCAGATATAGTTTTACCACTTTCTCCTAAAATTTCTGCCGCATTTCTAGCTTTGAGTTCTGTTAACAAAACATTCAATTGTTTTACTGGATCTGTTTCACCCTCATCTATTGGCACACCAAAAGATATAGCTAACTGTTTAGCAAAAGATCTAGCTTGTTGTGGCAAAGCAACACCAGTCTGATTAATTACTTTTGCAATATCTCTAAACTTATCAATACGTCTTGTTAAGGCTTTTTCTATTGTCTGAATTGAATTTACAGCTATTTCTGGATTTATCACTCTCGCTTTTTGACCAGTGTCATTATTTGGATTTGGATAAAAAACATCAAAACTTAGCTTAGATCCACCGAACAATGGTACTGATCTAGGTTTTTCTAAAAATACTTTTTTCTTGTCTTTGTTTGCCGCAGTTATAAGAGATTTTGTCATATCTGTATATGTAGAAGCATCAATAACTTCAAAATTTTCGTTAAATTCTGCATTATTCATCAAATTATTAAGCTCATAACTATTAAGCCTTGAAAATCTACCTGTGTTTTGCAAGATACTTCTTTGAAGACCACCCTCTTTTGGTATGACTACATAAGACTTTCTATTCATAGCTTGTTTTTGATCAGATTCTTTTTTACTTAAGGCATATGAACCTGCTTTAGCTCTTATTGCTTCTGCTTTAGCCACTGCCTTTCTAAAATCTGGCATTGCAGCCTCGCCTGCCTCACCAACAGATGTAAGTATTTTGCTAATATCAAAGCCTTTACCCGCTCTATTTTGCATAAGTGCTAATCCAAAAGACATAAGTGCTTGTTTTGTATCTGCTTCACCAGATACATCTAATCCAGTGGCTTCGCCAAACTCGTTAATATATTCATCAAATGTTTTTGGTTTAATTCCAGGTTTTGCGTCTGCTAGAAATGAGTCTAAAGCCTTGACTGCAGCCTTTTTGGCAGGTGTATCTGCACCCTCCACATCATCTATGGTATCTTCTCCAGTTCCATCACCCTCATCATCATCAAAGAAAGGGTCTGGAGCAATATCTTTTTTGGCTATATCTGCTTGTTGTTGTTCTTTTATTTTATCCACAGTTGCTTGATCAACCTCACCTTGTGGATCAAACGCACCTACATCACCAACACTTTTACCTATTAAATTTTTAAGTGCCTCTGATGTTTCAGATGTCAAACGATCTTGTCCTTGTTGTGTAAAAACATCTGAACCCGGAATGTTTGGCTCAACATTTGGTAAAAAAGGCTCTTGACCTGTTATTGTATCTTTTGATTTATCTCTGCCTTCAACTCTTAATTTAAACCCCTCTGGAGATTCTTGTGACAATATATCACCAATTATGTTGCCACTTGGATTTGTAAATGCAGAAATATAGCCTGACCCTGTTCTTAAAGCGTCTAAACCACTTAACCCAATATTACCCAAACCCTTTAAAATACCCATACCAGTAGTATCACCAGCTTTTGTCTGCAACCTTCCTAATGGTCTCAAAAAATTATCTTTTAAAGGTCCTTTGCCTTGTATTCCTTGATTGTATAGTTTCATGAGTTCAGCAGAAGTTTTAGGTTTTTGAAAACCCATTAAATTTAATAACTGATCTGTATCACCTAAATTAAGTCCTGGTATTTGCTTTGGTGCCATTTTATGCGTTCCTAGCTGTTGGTCCGCCACTAAATGGTGCTATTTGTGATAATGTAGTATAAGCACCCACACCTTGTAAAAATGGATTTGCACCTGGCGTTGTGGCTTGTTGAAATGTAGATGGAATACTTGCACTTGGCATACCTTGTAATAAGTTTTGACCAATTTGTAGTCTTGTAAAAGGTTCTTGTGCCTGTTGCATTAAATTAGCTCTCATTGCATCTAGTTGTGCTTGTTGTTGTCTTTGTCTTAATCCACCTAATTGTGATAATTGTGATACATCTGCTTGACCTAAAGCTTGTTGTAAACGCCCTATATCGCTTGTTGTGCCTGCTAATGTACCAAATGCTTGTCCAAGACCACCAGAAAGCCTACCTGCCTCTTGAGAGGCTTTTAAAGCTTGTCCAAAGCCTTGAGATAAAAGCTTTGATAAAGTGTCGCCCTTAACTTGTTGCAGTCCTCTTTCTGTTTCTGCTCTTTGCACACCTTCTCTTGAACCACCAAATGCTCCTGCTTTGATAGCTTGTGCATCAGCTCCAGCTCTACGCATATCGGCTTGTCTGTTAAGTTGACGCATTGCCACATCAATAACTTGTTCTTGAAATGGATCTTGAAATCTTTTAATTGATTCAGGTTGTAAAAATCCTAAACCACTAGTTAAAGCTTGTTGAGCTGCAAGTGATTGATCTGCTGCTCCTCGAATAAAAGGTTGAAATGAACCGACCATTTGTTCGCCAAGTTGCGTTGCTCTATCTTGCAGTGGATCTGTTCCTGCAATTTGAAATCCCGGCAATCCTAAAGATCTATCTAATAGTCCAGGTGCAGTTTGATTTTCACCATCAAAGGTGCCAAACCCAGTTTGTAATAGACGTTTTTGTAAACCCTCTAAAAATGGGGGTAATCTTTGTATATTTTCTACAGTTTGAACTGCCATTATGCTCTAGCCTCCAAGTTGTCCATCATATTGTAAGCTCTTTGTATACCTTTTCTTTGGTTGCCATCTCCCAAACCTTTAACGGCATCTTTTGTTAAAACAAATTCTCCTGCCATAAGCATTGCTGGTACATCATCTTTTGTGCCAGAGCCCTCTGATGGATCTATACCACCATTACGTCTTGGAAATCCCATTTGTCCACCATCTGCGGCAAATCTTATACCACCAAGTTGACCTCCAGGCCCACCTTGTCCAAAAGGTCTTCTCTCAAACTCTCTTCTAGTATCTTCTTCGTCATCTCCAGCAAGTAATTGTGCAAGTAATCCTGCAGTTAAACCTTCGCCCATTCGTGTATTTAGAAGACGAGCTAACAAATTATCTTCGCCAAGACCTCCTGCTTTTAACAACTCACCAGTAAATGTTTTAGGTTTAAAAGATTCAGCTATTTGTTTATTTGCTTGTTCGGCTGGAACTGTTGATGTTCCTGAAAAAGCTCCTGTGCCTTGTCTTTGTGCCATTGGGTCTGTCATTCTGTTTCTTGCAACTTGATCTACCCTTTCAGCAACATCAGTAGCAACATTTTCTGGCCCAGTAAAATTATCAAAAGCCATGCCAGCAACACCACCAAGCAAAGCATTTCTTAATGCGTCTTTATTTTTACCACCCATCACTTTTGAAGTCAGAAAGGATGTTCCTGCTCTAGTTAAAAAAGGACTAATTGCTGATGATGTTCCAAAAAGTTTACCTATGCCTGCTCCAACGCCAGGACCAGTTACTGCACCTATTGCCACAGGAAGAACCAAATCTTTTAATAAATCACCTAAATTCATGTAATTATATTACCTCAATTTTATTTATTCGTCTATGTCTTAACTTTTATAGTTCCATTATCGTTAAATAAAGCACCCACCTCTAAATCTGTATCACTTGTAGGCAAATCCGTCAAAGTAATCTTAGTACCACGAAGTTCTCCGGGGTTTTGTAATTGTACCACAAGTTGACTTAAACTTCTCACCATTTCGTTAAAATATTGAACATCATACTCATCTGGTGGCAAAGAAAAATTTGGTGGTGCTAATTGTCTACTCATCTATCACCATCCGCTCTTAAATCTACTCTATTTGTTCCTAATCTCCAATTAACACCTTGTGTTGTACTTTCTACTCTTAGACCAAATGATCTACCACGCAATCGTAAATGATTGAGTTCAGTTGTTGGAGATACAGTATTTGTAGATGTTTTAACAAAGCCACCATTTGGAGTTCTTTGTGCTTTTAAAGAAAACACGGCTTTTTTATTATCGTTACTAATATTACTATCACTATTATCAAAACTAACATCTGGTATCATTCTTCGTAAAAAAACAAATTGATCTCCATCTTGTATGTCAATAGGACTTGATTCAATAAATGACGTAAAAGCAGTACCATCGTTGTCATTGCCCTTTTCGTGATTGTATACAAGGTTACTGTCTGTAGCTAAAGGATATTGATACACACCTCTGTCAATCCATGATGTTCTTGCTAACGACCCAACGTACCAAATCTTTTGATCATAATTATACACCACATATTTGTCATTCTCACCAGTCCCACCATTTGCTAGAGCATTTGTTTGTGATGGATAAAACCAAAACACCTCACCAAAAGCAGAATTAACTCCTGCATAAACTTTATCTGATTGTGTTTCATTAAAATCTTGAAAAACATGATCTCTTACAGAGCAAGGTATAACTTGAACACGACCATCATAAATATAAAAACGATCATAGCCCATCCAAAACACACTATCACCTACGGCAACTGCTGAATTAAAGCCTCTAACTGTTATAGCACTTGCTAATTGATTAATACCAAAAGTAAATGGAGGCCCTATAAATTGCATACTATGAACAGATGTATCTGTTAAAACAATCATTTCTCGTCTTGTTTTAACAGCAGTAACAATTTCTGATCCTGAACCTATTCTTAGACTTCCAGCAGTGTTAGTTGCAGTAGGTGTCCAAAAAAAAGGGTTTTCTTGTGAACTAAAGCGAACAAGCAATCTGTCTTGCACTGCTTCACCTATTGGATTTGCACCAAAACAAATTACATGACGATCTCGTTCTGATACAATAACTTTGCGAGATTTTGTTGGTGCAGCATCAGATAATTCAATTAAGTTTTTTGCTCTTGTGCTAGTTCCAAGAGTTTTATCCCAGTAAAAAACAAATCCATCTTTCTCATTAAATATTAAATCTTCACCAAAATTGTCTTGTGACCACAAACGCAAAGTACCACCACCAGCAGTTTCACTTGAAGGATCACCCCAACCATCTGAACTCCAAGTGCCTGCACCCCATCCATCTCCAGGCACAACAGTATTAATACCAATATTAATTTGATATTCGGCATCTGCTGAACCAGCACTAGACAAAGCGGCAGCGGCATTAGAGCTTAAAGTAATAATGTAACTATTTGTATTAGTAATAGATGTTATAGAAAATTCATTGTTTATTTGAGTGTTTAGAGAAGAATTACCAGTATTTGCGTTACTAAAAGTTACAAAATCTCCTGCTATAGCTCCATGAGAGGAATCATTTACAGTAACACTTGTGCTATCAGTTGCCGATGTAAATGTTATTGCCATATTAAGAACCACCTACAGTAACAGTTGATTCATTAGTTATAGATACAGCTACATTTCCTACTGCTGTAGTAATAGCTAAATTAGCAGTTGTTGGTGGAGTATCTATTGTAACTGTTCCAACTTGTCCTGTGCCTATTGATAGAACACCAGAATCTGGATTTCTTGCCAAGACAGGAACATCTTGTGAACCAAGCACAACAGCAGTACCAATTTGACCAGTTCCTGCACTTGCAGATGGTGTCGTAGTTATTGTTACACCACCTAAATCAAAAACAGTTAGACCACTCACAACCTTACGTCTCAAAGGCGTTATATCGTTGTAATCTTGTGACTCTTCAATATAAAATTTAATTTCAGTACCTATACCTAAATACTTATTACCTTCTAAATTTGCCCAAGAATGTAAAGATCTTGACGAGCCAAGAAAAGTGTTCGGTGAATATTTTTCCCAACCACCTAGTTTTTCTGGATAACCAAAACGAAAACGAACTAGATCACAATCATTCCATCCACCTTTATTTGAATAAGAAGTTGTTTCTTTATTTATTCCTGGTCTAAATTTTAAACTTGTAATAGGCATAAGCTATAGTACCCTAAAACATAAAATTAAACAATATCCCAATTAAATTGGAATAGCTGAATACAATGCTGAAACTTTTATTTCATTCAAAGTAATTTTAGTGCCTTGACGTTCACCAGGTTTTTCTGTTACCAAAGGACTATTTTCATCGTATATATTAAAACCTAAAGTTATTCTAGGTCCCTCGTAGGGTTCATTAACTACAACTCTATGATCCTTGTTCCCTGGACCTATATATATTTGACCTATTTTGTTTTGTATTTCCCATTCTTTGAATTGTGTTGTCGTATTTTTAGGATCTATTGCTATATAACCGTGCCACAAATCGGTATGATTATGCCAATTTAAAGAATCAATAGCTTCTTGTTCATGGTAATTTAACCAACAATACATCCACAATCTGCCTTTATAATTTGTAAAATGCCTTATGCACCATTTTAATTCTTGAAACAAGTCATAATATTCCGAACTACCACCAACTAAATTAAAAAAATTATATTTGTCGTACAGCCATGTCTTATCTTTATTTTCAGACATTTTTTTTAATTTATCAAAAGCAACATCTGTATCTCTAAGAAAAGTAGTGTGCTTGTCTTGTATTAATTTGGATTCATAAACTTTATAATTGGCACTCATTTTTTTGCCTTTGGAGTTTCTTCTCCAGAATCTTTTTTCTTTATTTTTGGAACATTAAGTATAGTTGTTCTCATCATTTTATCAGGAGCAAATGTCGATGTTCCAGATGGGTTGTTTTCACCGTCTGTGAAAAAGCAGTTGTCTACTAACTCTCCATTTTTAACTAAAGTAGGAGTTGGATTAGTCATTCCTCTTTGGTAATTAGGTTGTATTCCTGCTCCAAAATAATTAATGTTAATGGTAACTCTGTATGGTGCATCTGTCGGAGAAGAACTTGAATGAGGTGTAGTTGGATCAAAAAGTAACAATCTGTTTTCTACACTTTCAATTTCTGTTCCATCATACATTGTAGTAGGAGCATTACAAGTTTGTGTAAAAAACAAAGCTCCATTATGTTTAAAATCTGAGTCCACATGTGGAGCATGATGAGTTACTTTACCAGTATTACTAGGAAAATATAAATTTGCTTTAATTCTTTGAAACCCATCTACATAAAGTTTTGAAGTTATATAAAAAAACTTACTTAAATCGACTCCGTTATTCCATTGTTCTCGAGGAGGATGATTAGAATGAAAAACATTAGTTGCAAAATAATGCTGTTCATTTTCTGTTTGCATGGCATTAATTCGTCCACTTAATGTCCAAGGGAACATACCATCTGGACCAAGATAACTTTTAAGATCACCAAACTCATGTGCTGGTAAAAAATTGTCGTATACGATATAATACATATGTCACCTATTTAAAATTAAAACCACCGACCCAGCAAACTAAACTGTATCGTGTTCCTTTTGTAACGGGAACAACGCCATGTTTCATGTAAGAAGGAAAAAATATAGCAGTACCTTGTTCCATTGAATCTTCAACAACAAACTTTTCTTTGTCGTCTGGAAATTCAAAAGTACCTCCTTCATAGTATTCTGGTGCAGTTAATTGTATAGAAACAGATAATTTACGCACCATATAATTTCCGTTAACTGGAACCTCATCATATTGACCGTCTTGATGAGGCTTGTAAAATCCTTGATTTTTTTCATCGTATTTGGTTATTTGAAAAGGTTCTGGATCCATTAAATCAAAACCATAATAATCGTTATTTACTTTTTGTATTAATTCTAAAACGGGATAAAAAATATCTAAATGCTTAATCGATCCTGCTAACCAACTAGTTTCACTTTTTCTTATAGTAGGTTGTCTTCCACTACCAGTTTCTGCCAACTTATAATTGTCTTTAGCTCTCTCAATTATGGTATTACAAAGAGCAGGACTAAGTGCCTTTTTTGCAATAATTATATTTCTTCTCATTAATTACTCTCTCTTCTAGAATCTGGGGGACAATACAAATTTGGTCTTTGGTCATAATTATACTTAGGGTAGAAGCTACCTTTTTTATCTATATAATGTAAAAAGACTTGTGTATGAGATTTATATTTTAAAGAACCTCTCCAATGAGGCTGTTCATATCCTTTGTATGTTACTCCTTGTCCTGGAAGTAACGTAAACTTTTTATCTTTTTCTGTTATTTTATAAAAGTCAGATTTGTTTAAATCATCTGATGCGTAAAATTCCCAATCATCTCCACCATCTCCACCAAGACTCAAAGAAAAACTAACGTCACAAGCAGGTCTGTCTTTGTGAGGAGGACAATCTTGACCTTTTAAATACATTCTCCAAAAAGAATAAGATGGAACGAGTTCTTCTCCATACGCTTTTGATATTTTTGGCAATAGAAAATGACAAAGATTTTCAGTTACGGGATCAATATATTCTTGATAACAACCTGCAAAATCAATTCCCTCTGGAGTTTGTTTTGTAAGACCTGCGGTTATAAGATAATGTATATGAGACCTAACTAATTCTACTTGTGAAAGAGTTAAAGCATCCACAACTTTATTCATTTGTAAACAACCTCTACCTTCTATATTAGAGATTATATTACATTAATTAATTAACTCCAAGGAAAAGTTGCAGAAAAGTCATCACCAGACCCAGTTCCTTTAGCAGAGGATCCAGCAATTTCATCTGTAAATGCTATTTGTGCATTTAAAAATTCTTTTATTTCGGCTATTGAAGGATCTGTAAGTCTTGCTTCCACCCACGCTTGAACAGCAGATTCTGATACTGAACCATAAGCTGTAAAGCCAGACCAATCGGCTGGGTTTTTTAAATCTAAATCATACGCATGTGCTTTTTCTGTGTTAGTGCTACTTTCTTTTGCAGTTAAAGTACCTTCTACCCTTTTAATCACATCAGCGTATGTACTACCACCTTCAGTAATATTCTTTGTATATAATTTTGTTATCGCCCATGTATATGATACAGACATTTATTTCTCCTTAAGATTGCACCGTGCCAGTAACAGTACCGTTATTTGTAAAAGTTAAACTAGCAGGACTTGTTTTTTCAACGGCTAATCCTGCTGCTCCCGCAGATCCTGCCGAACCTCCTGCCGAACCCGATGATGCTCCCGCAGACCCTGCCGAACCCGATGATCCTGCCGTGCCGTAAGCTCCACCGTTACCTCCAGCTCCACCCGCTCCACCGTCTGGACCTGGTGTTGATGATGCTCCACTAGAACCTGATGCACCTGGATCTGCTCCTGGCTGATTGTTAAAACCTCTTCCTAAACCTCCAGCTCCTCCAGCTCCACCGTTTTCTCCTACAAGTTGTTGCTGTTGCTGTTGTGGAAAAGTTCTTCTAATATTAAAAGAAGTAATGGTATAATACAAAGGTTCAAATACTGTATACTGACTAAGAGCAGCAGGACCTCTGTAATAAGTATATTGACCAGAAGTGTAAGAAGTAACAATACCTGAAAATTCCTGACTGCTTTGTTGTGCCCATGTAAACTGTGACTTCTCTGGTATCTGTCCTTGCCACATACTCCATGCGTATGTGGGATTATTGTTTACATATGTAGGACCTTGTTGAGCAGTCCCTTGTTGTTGCTGTTGACTAGTAGAGCCTTTACCTCCTCCACCGCCACCAGCACCGCCACCGCCACCAGCGAGTATACTACCATTATTTACAATGGTACAATCAGAGGCTACTTTAATTGCATCGCCACCTGCTCCTCCGTCAGCTCCAGCTCCTCCAGTGGTACTTGTTCCTGCAGCTCCAGCCGATCCACCAGCACCTCCAGCTCCAATAATGTTTCCATTATTAGTAACTGTAATAGTTCCTGCACCACTTGCATTGACTTCTAAAGCATATTCAGAAGTATTGTTTGATCCCAATGTTATATCAGAAGGAATAATAATATTTTTTGGATAATCTAAGTCCCAATCGTCTCCAAATAAAGTTGAAGCATCTTGATCTGTCGCAGACGAGCCACTTAATCCCGCCGTTGTATAAGTAAACGTAAAACCTTTTGCTTGAGAGTAATAGTCACTTGTGTCTATTGTACCAGAAGTAGCTACCGAAGCTGCTAAATTTGTAGCAGTATTATCTCCTGCTTTTTTAGCAATGTTACTACCACCTCTATAAAGATCTCCTAAACTAATAGCACTGTTACCACCAACAAATTCGGTTCTTAGTGCTGAAAAAGCTAACGATTGTCCAGAACTTGGTATTGCCACTTATTAGCCTCCGTTGTTTATTTGTTGCTTTAATGTAGTTAATTCAGTGTTTAACTGTTTTACAGCTTCAATTAATACTGCCGTTAGTTTACCATAATCAACCGACTTTGTTTCCATTGCATCTTCTGCCGTTAAAACAACTTGTGGTAAAACTACTTCTATGTCTTGTGCTAAGACACCTATTTGTTCTTTAGCGTTTTCTACATCATTCCTTTTATAGTATACACCTTGCATTTGAGTAACTTTATCCAAAGCATTTGCTATCGGTTCAATATCAGTTTTTAATCTTTTGTCAGAAAAAGCGGTAACATCATTATTAAAGGTCGCTGCTCCAGCCGCCGACATATCTATAGTTAATGCTGTTATCTCACTCGTTGAATCTTGTCCCTTGATAATAAAGTCTTTATCATCAACATCAGTGGCTATTACAAAGTCACTTGAAGAATTTATAAATTTTGCAATGGTAGTACCACCATCTTTAAACACAATATCAGCACCGTCTGCATCTAGTATAATATCTCCAGCAGAATCAAAAGTCATATCGCCAGAGTTTGTTTTTACCGTACCTACATTTACAGATCCACCAGATAAATCTAAATCTACAAAAGCATCTATAACTGCGGCTCCAGATCCAGCTCCATCCAAATACACACACTTTGCATCTCCAGGACCGATAGTAATATTCGCACCTGAACCTTGTGATATAACTATGTTTTGTGAACCACTAGTTGCATTTTCAATAATATGCACTCTTTTTAAAGTATTAGGACCTATTGTAATAGTACAAGATGAATCTAATGTACCCGTGTATTTTAAAAACAATGCACGACCAGCATCTGAACTTCCATCTGCTATCGTTGTCGTATGTGTATCAGCATTTGTTGTTATGGCTTCCGTTCCATAACCTAATGCTTCACCAATAAGTTCTAAATTTGTATTGGTAGATGTACCCCATGTGCCAGATTCATCACCAGTTCCTATTTCTTTTAGTCTAAGATTATTTACATATGTTGCCATTATGCGACCCTTTCAATCCAGTTAGCAAGTTGGTCTGGTTTTATTAAACTATAAACTTGTTCTTCACCAGTAGATCCCGTGCCAGTAACTCCAGTTAAGGATAACACAGATGTACCAGTTAATGCAAGAGTTCCTGCGGAAATAGATAAGCCATTTAAAGTAACTGCTATCTCGGCACTTCCAGTAACACTTTCACTTCCTAAAGCAGTTGTACCAACAACATTCGTTACTGGTGCTCCAGTTGTGGTTTTTATTGTATAGATTATTGGAGTATTTGCTTGTCCCCCCATACCAGAGTGCACAGAGCAATAATAATAAAGAGTTGGAGTATTTGTTGCTACGGTTATTTCTGTATAAGCACCAGAACTCCCGGGAGTTCCATTAGTTGTTACACCAGTCGAGTATAGACTACCTCCCCCATGTGTGCCATTAGAGGTCGTGCTAAAACGTAAAGGATGACCATTATTGCTACTGTCGCTTTGGTCAAATCTGTAAGTGTTTCCTTCGAATAACTCTTGTGTGGCTTGTTGCACACCATCTATAAAATATTTATTACCAGATCCAGTTGACACTACTGTAACTGTTTTTGTAACAGTAGAAGATTCGTAACCACTTATTAAAACAGTAGCCGAAAGACCCGTTTCTACAACAACACTTGTTCCCGTAACACCTTCATTACCAACAGCACCAGTTGCTTGAAGACCAGTTGCAGTAAACTTCATTTGTGCGTCTACTACTTCATTACCAACGGCAGTTGTACCAGCGACACCAGTTACACTGAAATTACAAGCTCCTAGTATTGTTGGGGTTTGAACTAAACCAGAAGCAACATTTGTAGCTGCAGGGATTACTTGACCTACATCTGCAAAAACACCACCACCCCATACTCCTGCTCCCCAAGTTCCATGACCCCAATTAGTCATAAAACCAGTTGTAGCAGATACGCCAGTTACTACGGCAGTGATAGGTATTTTAGGTAAGACGTTACCAACGGCAGTTGTTCCTACAACTCCAGTTGGAGTAATAATATGAATACTACTAGCATTGGCTGTGCCTACTGCACCAGTTGCTTGAAGACCAGTTTCAACAACTGTACTTGTTCCACCGACACCTTCATTACCGACTGCTGTTGTTCCTGCAACTCCAGTTACAGCGAAGGAAGTATTACCAATACCTCCCCAACCAACAGCACCCCAGGTGCCTTGTCCCCAACCGTTAGCCATAACGGTTTAATTTAAGCTATACGAATAATAGCGTTTGAAGCGTCAGCAGTTGGAAATTGTACTGTAAAAGTTCCTGATGTAGATGTTTTATTAGATGAAAAATCTAACACACAAACTGCTTTATCACTGTTAGTGTCATTATATATTAATGCACCCATAGCTGTAATTGTTGCAGTTGTAAAACTTATATCAGCAAAATCTGTAAAAGCAGTTGTTCCAGAAGTAGACGGTGCTACTTTTGTTAGAGCTCCACCTCCAGCAGTGTAACTACCACTATTAGCAATTTCTCCAGTTGTAGTGTAAGCTGTTGTTGCCGCTCCTAATGTAGCAGTAGTAGAAGATTTTCCTCCACCACCCTCTGCATAAAGAGCTAATTTAAAAGCATTTCCGTTAGTTGCAAAATTATGTGTACCTAACATTAACTCTTGTTTAAATGAAGTACACATTGCTTGTGCTATAGCCATGTTATAATCTCCTTATATATTCAGCCGTTTCCTTTTGACCACTTGATCTCAAAGCATGGATAATAGTACCACGCTCTTCCTTTCTTGCCAAGAGGAGATAATGATACAAGACTTTTTTCAAATGTTCTCTAAATTGATTTGCTTGTTGCCGTATGTGAGGAGGAGCTTGATCGGATATACTGACTATCTTATCTACGGCTAAATCTGCCACTTGCTCGTTTGTAAGACCTCCTTGATTTGAGGTTTTTACATTTACACTTCCTACTGTAGATGTACCTAATTCAAACATATTTAAACTCCTATATTCCATGGATCTTTAGGAGCAAAAGCCACCCACCCTGTCATAATCCATTTTTCATTTGATATTGGTGGATTCCCCCTATGCGTATGTGTCCAATCAGTAGGGAACAAACAAAAACTGCCTTGTTTTGCTGGAACTCTTGCAGACTGATATAAAAATTCTGTTTCTCCACCTTCTTCGACAGTGTTTAAAAAAATAGTCCATGTAAGAAATCTTTCTCTAAAATGTCCATCTTCAAAGTGCCACATATGAAAACCACCACTTCTTGAGGTTCTTTGAACTTTAAATCCATTAAAAGAAATATGAGAACTTTCAAGAAAAAATTCTTTTACAATAGGAAATTTTTGTCCATATGCCTTAACTCCCTCTATCAAAAGATTCCTTAATTTTTGAAAATGAGGAGCATAATCTTGAAATGTACCAAGCACTAGTCTTCCGTCCCACTGTTTGTCATGTCTGTCAGAACCCGATTCTTCTCGAGAAAGTATAGGTTTTTGTGTGTCCGTGTTATACACATACCTTTCTTCTGCAATAGGTATAACATTAATAATTTCTTCACATTCTTGTTTACTGTAAACATCATGCACTAACATAATTGTATCTGGTTTCATTTAGTTTCCTCTAATTTTCTTATTTGTATATTTGATGCAAAAGATCTTCTTTCTCCCTCACCCTTAAAAGGGTAAACTGTATGAGACAAATACGAAGGAAAAAAGTAAATATCTCCTAGTTCTGGCTTTGTTAGTAAACTTGATCTATTTAAATTATTAGATACTCCATATAAAAAATCAATATATCCTTCGGCATTTTTGTTTGTAATACCCTTTGGTATTTTTAAGTAAGCTATACAAGACATCATACCTCCAATACCATTTGAGTCTTCTGGTTGTGCGGGAAAATGACGGTGGGCTGGATTAAAATTACCTGCAAAAGATCTTACATACCATGCTGATTCTACTGTAACACTAAATTTGTCTGCTGGAAGACTGTTTTTTTGATAAAAATCTGAATGTAAAAAATACAAAGAATCAAAAATTAGTGATCTAAACGGAGCATGACAATCATCTGCTAAATTACAATCAAGCTCTTCTTGAATGTTTCCTTTTATTGCTTTACTTAACAAATGACTTACATCTAATTCTTCTCTCGATTTTATATCTTCTAAAACCTCATCACACTGTTTGTTTAAAAGATCTATCATTGATTTATCTAAACGACCTTTTAAAATAGGCGGTCCAAAAGGTCTAGCAATTCCTCTAATATAGTCTGAACTATTCATTTTCTTCGTAACTCACTCCTGGAATGTCTTCTCTCCCAATAAGGTTAGGTTTACTGTCTATGGGGTTAGGTGGTTCTAATTTTGACTTCCGTGTTATCAACATACTACCTTGTGTAACTGTTGAAACAACAGGATCTTCTAATCTATGATAACCATAAAGTTTTTGATCGTCTGGAATATTAGTGTCAAGTAAAGAAGAACTGTGTGCTATATTTATTTTAATACCTTTTGATGTAGCTATAGCTAACCAAAACTCACAACAAGCTCTTCCAGCTTCAGCAAAAGCTATATCTTTATGTGTAAAATCAATACCATACAAATGCAACTCTTTTACTTCTTCAGCAACGGCATAGGCAAAAGAATAAGCAACTGTGTTATTTAAATAAGCATATTTTGTTTTCTGTAGTACTTCTTGTAAGGGAAACTCCACGACATCAGGACATCTTTTATCCAGCTCACAAGAAAAAATAGGTACGTTTAATTTTGCTTTTAATCTGTCCGCCATAATGTTTGTTTGTTTACCAGCATTAGGAGTATCTAAAAACCTAGAAGGAGGGTCCATCATAAAACACTTATCATGGTAGATAACAGCAGACATAGCGTTAATTGCCCACACTTCATCAAATTTTTCGCTTCTTATTTTAGCAAGAATATATTCATTGAAACTATTGCCAAGAGCGACAATAGCAACACTTTTGTTTTTCATTGTGCTACCCTCTATTGTTTTGGAACTTTGACCAAACCCTCCCTATAAGCGTCTGTGTTTTCTTGACTTTCGCCATATATTTTTAATCTACTCATGGCTTCTGTAAATCTTGCAGTATATAGTTGAATTAAATCAGGCTCACCTTTCATAAATGTATAAGCCTCTACCAAACTAGCATAAAGCAAGGCGTCAGGTGCATTTGTACTAATTTC